CCAGCAGGTCCACCTGTATGGACGCCAAGTTCATGAACCATTGCAACATCACAGTCCGGATCAATAGTTTCAAATATATTGAGAGGTGCTTGAACTAACATATCTAAATCAAGTGTTAGGATGCTGTCGTATTTGTCAAAATCCGAATCATAAAATATTCTGAGTGAATCGAGTCTAGGATCCAAGTGATCATAGAATCGAGATACGTCTAGAATATATTCTGCACCACAATATTTTGCGTATGCTTCTGCGGATCGCGATCCAGACTTTGCCCACTCGGGCATTTCAAATCCACCCATATCTGCATCAAATGATTCATAGGGAATGTAATATTGTAAAACTAGATTTTTCATTTTAATTCAAAATTTATATTCCATGCCATATTGACTCTTTGTTTGTCAATAGGATTAGGTTCAACCCAATGTGATAGATAAGAAGCAAACAATAATATATCACCATCTTCTGGTTCAATAAACATATCATTGTGATATGGCCAGTTATATGGAGTGATACTATACTGTGTTTCTAGTGAACGAAAAAATATTCTGCCTGTCCCTTCTGTTTGAAAATACATTACTCCAGACATCCAAGATGGTGAGTGTGCATGAAAAGTATTATCCCCACCTTTATCGTTGGTATTAACCCAACCCCAAAAGTCTACAGGTCCCAAATATTCTTCTATAATTTCTTTTTTCGTATTATCATTATTATTAGGATGCGCGACAACCACGTCTAACATATGCCCTGCAGATTTTTCAACCCAACCCTGAATCATATCAATCGATTCTTCGCTGAGTCCTGGAGTGTAGATATCCTGTTTCATTTGTAATGGTGCACGCCAACAATTATCATTGTTGGATGGTAAAGTTACATCAGTCTGCGCTTTATAGTCTAGAATTTCTTGCGTAATTTTCTCGCAAGTTTTTTTGTCTATAGCATTCTTTATGTGTATCACCGGACAAATTTGTGCGTGATATAATTTTAATTCCATAATAACCTCTAATAACGAAGTAGATAGTCCCAGTCACCTTCAACTCTTATGCAGACCCAATCTCGCTTCATAGTTCTAAAATCATACTTAAATTCCTGCTCTGTCTTTGCGACAAAACATTTATTTAAACCATCAAATATATCTATACTCTCTGCAACAGGATCACCACTTACAACGGTGACCATGACTAGCATCCATTTTGCCATTATTTCTTAGGTGCTGGTTTTTTACCTTTTACGGCATCGGCCCCAAAGAATGCTGCAACTAATACAGATATTGATACAAAATATGTAGGCGCAATGTCACTAATTAATTGAGCCGCTTTATCTTGTCCAAGTATTGTTGTAATAAGAATAATTGCAGGATAAAGTAACATGCCAAATAGTGCAAACCACGTCATTTTTCTCATAGCATCACGTTGTGCATCTGCGTCTTCAAGCTCTTTACGCTTAAATTCCAAATGCATCTCCAATTCATCAGATGATATATGGCCGTCACCATTGGTATCAGCTTCATCCAAACCCTCGATTGTCTTCTTGTCTGCCATTTTCGTACTCCGTGATAATAGTCTCGGCAATTTGAAATGCCATCTGGTATCCATCACGAAGGGAATTGGACTTATGTCCATTTTCAACAAACCATTTTAGAGTATTTATATCTGAACCACGCTGTTCAAGTTTAAAGTCTTCAGTTGTTTCTTCAAACTGCGTTCTTAAGTTCAAAAGTTCTTGCACGTTCAATCGCTATCTCCAATTTGCTAAATAAAGTTTCTATGTCGTCTTGATCACATTGAAAAACAATGCCTATACCACCAGCCTCAATCCATCTACGGACATTATCTGGTCGATCATCAATAAGAATGTTTGGTTTACGAGTAAGTTTATTCCAAGCATACTTATGTTTATTAGAAGTAAAGATCATATTCTCAATAAGCGGTGGAACATAAAGATTATCTTCTAACCATCTACGTTTCCAATATGCTGAGTTATCTCTATCACCGCGAAGTGGAGAAGAACAGATACCCCAATCACCATCAGTAATATCCTCTACAAAGCTTACAATTTTATTTGATTCCGGAAACTTAGGAAGCGTATAAAACCAGCCTGTGTTACGAAGAGATGCAAATGCTGCTTCTCTATCATTAAGAGATTTCCAATGGTCTACATCAAATTTTTGTTTGATGGCTCCAAAGAAGTCTGCAATGACTCCATCCATATCTAAATATACTGTCATTTTTCCCACCTATAAAATATATGTTGATCAATTTTTATTGTTTGTTTTTTTGTTGATGCCCATTCAGGTTTTACGTAGTCGGCATGATAATGAGTAGCGCCATCGGTGAAGTCTGTAAGATGTCCATTATAGATCTTAAAAGCGATGGTACGAGCAAACTCATAAATGTCGAGATCAACAGTAGGAATATTGTCAGACTTCCCATCGCAGTACCAACTAAATTGACAGCGATGGCGCAATGGGACCATATTGTTTTTGTCTTTCCAAGATGGTCTTTCAGGTCCTTGTTTAATAACCTCACAATATGAGTGAGGAAAACGAGTATCGTTAACACGATTACGAGTGACAAAAGCGACACCGATCATTCCTTTTCCTGTTTGATTACGAGCTTCCCAGTAGATATTATCTGCTAAACATTTTTGTTCAGATTCCGCAGAATGTAGTAATCCAGCTTGGGCTGTTGCGCCGAAAGCAGACTTACCAGTAACAAGTCCTCCTAAGAATGCTGCAGCCATTGCACCAAAGAAAACATAACGCTTCATTTGGCTACCTCATGGTTGTATGAATAACCACACATTTCCATAAGATCTTTTAACTTACGAACTTCGTCTGAAGTCAGAGTTAAAAGCTGCTTACGCATGTTTTCTTCTGACATGTCAACTGCAAGCGAACTGAATAATTTTTCCAATGCTACGTAATGATATTCCATTATATAACTCTCCCATTTGCAATGATAGAAGACATCATCAACCGAGCCTGCTTAAGGCGAGACTCGAGATGCTTAATCACTTTAGGATTTTGAACTGCGCATTCAGCTTCTTCCATCAACCATACTGGAATAACACGAAGCATACGCTCGACACTTTCACGCTGTCTGTCAGGTGTTAGTGTATTAATCATTCGCTTATAAGCTGCGTTTGAAATTGGTCTATTCATAATATATCTCCTCTTTTCATTTTATAGATATATTATATACTATTTTTGCCGAAATGTACACAAAAAAGTGCACGTAGTTATTTAATAAAAACAACCACTTGTAATTTTTTTTCTTTTAGTGAAATAATTTACGTGTATCGTATTCTTTTTTAGTATCGATAAGAAGCTGAATGTGGTTATCGCGATGCTCTTTAAACACTAAAGGTTCATTGTCATCTACATCCATGATAACCACTGTATTAGTAATAGGTCTATGAGTACGTTCTTCAAACATAACAGCATAACCAGCCATCTGAGCAAAGTAATTAGTAATCCATTCTTTTTTCTTCGGCTTACGTGATGTTTTAAAGTCTATAATAGATGGTACACCATCAAACTCAGCAATACAATCGCATCGACCAGCAAGGCCAAGGTGATTAGAATAAAGAGGTACCTCAAGACCGTAGATTTTTCCAATCCGGTTATCCAAAATCGGACGTAGGTTTTCGAGGCTTTGTCTAATATGCGGGAGATAGTCTTCAATGCTTTCATTCTTTAAGTATCCTTCTATAATTGAATGAACTAGGGTTCCACGACCAGCAGCCTTTGTGCTGATTTTATTTGCTTCTTCCTCCCCTACACGAGCCCTCCACTTCGCAATACCTTCTTCGCTTAGTATACTTAAAACTGTAGTAATACTAGGAAACCTACTACCATCAGGAGCAGTATAAGTTCTCCCGTGTTTACCTGTGTTAGCATCCAAGTCTTGATATCCAAGATCAACTTCTTCATGTATAAACCTCATGTTTTAATTGTATTCCCTTTGCCAGAGCCTTTTTTAATTCTACCTAAAAGATCTTTCCAACCATCACTAGTATTTTTGTTTACATGTGTGGCACCGCCTGTTGCTGAAAAATGTGGTACAGTTAATACTTTAATAAGATCTGGACTATGATCAAGCAACTCTTGTAACTCATCATAGGAACAATTAACATCCCATTGATTTTGTGTTTTAAGGTCTTTTACGGTATACACCGGCATTTAACAAGCCTCCTTGTGCTCGAACCAATATGGTTTAGTACGAGTCTTTTCCCATGCCATTTTGAATCGATCTTGTTTAGTATGATAGAATGCACGATAAGATTTAACAGCATCTTCGAACATACATTCTGGATTTGAAGTCATAGCAAGTTTGAATGGTGTCATACCGCTTTTTGGAATATTATTTGGTATTGACCATAGTGGATCTTTTAGTTGACTTGATTTATGAATTTTGCCAAAGCGATATTCGAATTCGTCGCATAGAGCAACAAAATGATTCCAATGCCATAGATAGTTATCTGAGGATTCCATAGTCCATACTGTACAAGGATGCTTGTAGTGTACAGCTTTGTAAAGTACATCATCCATTTGTGGATTGTCAAACAGACGATAATGTTTTACCATACGTTTGCCAGATTTTGATGGACCGATTTGTACTGTACCATCGAGCATGCGATGAGCAGTGGAAAGCATTTGTGCGCTTTCCACCACCATTTTAGGTACATGTTTGTCGCACTGCATATGAGCAGCAACAACAGGATCTTCGTGTAAAATAAAAATATTCATTATATAATTATAACCTCAATCAACTAATTTGTACACAGTTATTTTTACCCATCATTGTAAAGACGGCAAAGGCAATTGCCCAGTCTTTACTAAATATAACTGCTGTATTCTCCATAATTTTTCTAGTACTCTCCGCCTTCGTCTATCTTTTTGTTTTCTAACTTTTAGCCAGTTTTCGTTTATCATATACAACTTTACTCTTTTGTCCTTACGAATCATATTTTTGATTTGTTTGTGTAATTTTTTTTGCTTTAAGGGTTTGAGTTGTGGGTACATTGACTTCCTTAATGTGCGTTAAGAGTTAATCTTTGAGCAAGCCGGGGAACGCCTCCTCTACGATAGGTCGAGTAATGTACTTCGGTGGTTCTTTATTAATCATCTTAACGACAACTTCCGCATCCTCAGGGTGAATACCTTCAAGTAAACCAATAAACAGTCTTTCTCGTTTAAACGAAGGCAGACTTTCACACTCTCGTATTCCCTTTACGAAGTACTTGAATTTAGTATTTTCTCTGATAAGATTTGCGGGGTGGTTATGTGGTTCTGAAGGCTCGTATGGTACTTCACCTTTTGGTATTTTCCACGTAACAGTTGAATCAAACGTACCGCGAAGTACATCTTTTAAAGCCCAAGATTCATTTTGTTTTAGAACTTTAATTTTATCTTCCTTTAGTCTTTGTTTTGCTGCTTCTTGCAAAACTTCAAAAACATACTTTACCATCTATAAAAATTCCTCCACAGATTCAATTAACATCTTCATGTTTTTATTTATAAGATATGGAAACACTTTACCTTTATTATGCCAAGGATCTTGCGAATTATATTCAGAAACAATTTCTTCTTTTATTGCAGTTGGCGTTTTAGAAAGGTCAATAAGAGTTTCATTACGGCAATAGTTACGATACCATGAAGCTGCATAAAGCAATTCGCCTTCTGCAAGATCTTCGATGATTGCTTCTTTCTTTTTCTTTGATAGTGGCGTTTGCCTGTCACCATTTACAAAGGTATCATCATGTGATAATACATTAGGTATACCATCACCAGCATCGCCAGTAAGAATCTTGAGTTGTAGATTTTGGCGAGGATGTGTTTCTTCTACAAACTTTTTAGTCATAGGAGAAAACTGTTTTACGTTATCATACCTTTGCAATTGTTTAAAGTCGTGATCTGAAGATACGATCATTACTTTTTCATACTGACCAAACTCTTGTGTTTGTTCGACCATAGTACCGATAATATCGTCTGCTTCGCTGTTGTCAATATGAATTACTCTGTAAGGAAAGTTTTCTTTGATTTCGTCTTTAACTTGATGCATAATACGAAATGCTTCTGCCCAGTCAAAATCTGATTCAGTGCGACCTGACCGGCGGTTTGCTTTGTATTGTGGAAAGTAATCACGGCGCCAGCTTGATGAGTCACATGCAAGTACCATTTGACCGTATTCAGCTTTGAATTTTTTATTGTACATGCGAAGTGAATTGAGAATCATATGCCGAAGCATCTGTTCGTCATTTACTTTATTAACAGCAATTGTGGCAATTGCAATACCAGAGAAATCGACAAGAATCATATATAAGCTCCTACTTTTATTATAGGATTATTATATACTGTTTTTACGCCAATGTACACAGTTAATTTATTATTTTGGTTCTTTTTTAGGCAAATGTTTTGAATGAATTTTACAACCAATAAATTCATTATAGTAATCGTCTCGAAATAAAACATCAAGTTTAAATTGTAGCTTAGCTTCATAATATGACATCTCACCTTTAGTTTTACAAAGTATTAGGATTTCTCTTTTGTAACGATCTTGCCCTCGCTGTTCAATGAGTAATTGAAGTTCTTTATTAGATCCATAATATTCTCGCCAGTCGGACTCGACTTTAGTTCTTTGCCGTCTAGCTCTTTTGCTATTTTTTGGTAATATTTTAGGCCGCCAGAAGTTCTTTTTACCGATATATTTCTTGTTTGTATCCAGTTCTGTAATTCTGTATACGAACCCTTGGTATTCATCTGGGGTTTCATTGTAAATTTGTTCATTGTAATACCACATAAATTATATATGCATTATAAATCTTCATCATCTTCAGTAGCTTCTGTTCTTCTACCGCAGTGTGGGCAAAACTCTACTTCTACATAAGAGAGAACAATCGATTCATTATCACACTCTTCACATTCAACTCTCCATTGCTTCATGAACCGATTCTTTCTAAGATCTCTAATTTTCTTTCGTCAGTTGCTCTTAGCCATTCGGTAATTTCTTTTGCAGATCTTTCACAACCTATACAAATACCATCTATTACCGTACAAACTTGTATGCAAGGAGATGGCACTTTAGAAGTCAATTTCACAAGCTCCGCCGGCACAGGCTGCTGCACCCATAGTATCTACATCAGTAAATACTTGTTCTGTAAGATCTTCATTCCAATTAACTGGTGCCAAGTTTTGTTGAATTTTATTCCACTTATGGAAAAGATAGGCATCTTTCAAACAATACTCTGCTTGTTTAATATCACTGTTTAAATAGTTATTTGCAAAGTTTTCAAAACGTCTTACCCAATCTTGTCTTGCAGAATTCTCTGATGACTCGAGAGATATGTCTAAACCATAGCCTTGAGCTGTAGAGCATGCATCCCATAGATTAGGAAATACTTTCATTGCATCAACTACAAGACCCGATGCAAAGATAGCAGATGGACCGTATTGTTTGATCATTTGCTTTTCATCAATCACTGCAGTATTTGGTGCCTGATTATAGTCTTTATCACCCATTGCAGATAAGAATGAGATACCTGAGAATGAATAACGATTCTCGAAGACATACTTTTCTACTTCATCCCAATCATCTACAATAATAGTATTTGATACGTTATGTCGAATACCTTCATCTGCACAAAGTTCTTCGTTTGTACCTGCAACAACCCAATGTTTTTGAGCAGTTTTAACAAGCTCTAGATGTTTTACACCAAGCAATTCATCTTTATACATTGAACCTTTATTTGGAATAATAGGATAAGAAATAACAACATCTGTGCCATTGGCAGACCATACTGATTCTTCAACCATATATGGATTTGATTTAATAATAGCTTGTGTAATCTCAGATTCTTTATTCATTTGAATATTACGAATGTATTTTGATGAATGCTCTGCATGGATTCCACTTGCTGTTTGAAGTAGAACTGATGCATTGCCTGATGGTTTTACACAAGTAGTACGAGCAGCAGGATTAATACCAATGATTTCAGCAACCATCTTATTTACCTTCTTAACAATCTTAGCGCCCTTTTCTAAAACTTTTTCATTAAACAAAACCTCAGGATTGTTCATCCAACCTGTAATTGATACACCGAGCAATGCTTCACGATCAAAGATTTTCTTTGATACTGGTGATAGGAATCTAAAGTCTGTATAACCAGCTTGTAGTGTACCAAGGATAGCGCCTGCACGACATGCTGTATAGAAATCTTCAGGAGTTTTACATAGACCACCATTGATCTCTGTAAGGTTACAACCTTGCCAACCGGACTCACCTTCGTATTGTGGATACATTCCAATCTCAACACAAGGGTTTGTAGTGTGTTCTTTTGAAGTTGTAAAGTAGAATCCTGGCTCACCAAACGATTTAACTGATTCCATAATCTTTGCAAACATTTCAGGAGTTGCTTCATCACGGACAATTACTGCAGAGTTGTTTGAACGACCACGCTGTGGGTTATCCATAAACCAATTACCAGTTTTAGCAGTCATCATCTCTTCATCTTCTGGAGAAAAGAGACAAATAGTTGCAGAACGGCGTACACCACCCGACAGTACAGCATCTGCTGCATGCATACAAATGTCATATACTGTAATAGGTCTAATAGGATTAGGTTCTTTAGAATCAATTACGAGATTCTGTAGAATTAATTCAATCTTATCTAGAGACTTACGTAAACCTTCTGGACCAGGCGCTTTAAAACCACCAGAAATTTTAGCACCTTTTGGGCGAATATGAGTAAGATCAAAGAATACTCTACGACCTTCATATTCTGGAAACTTACCACCACCAACAAAATAAGAAGATAGCAATACGTCTAATGCAGATGCCCAACCTTCGATTGAGTCTTCTACAATATAACCTTTTGCCTGTTTCGTTCTTTGTTGGATTTGTGGAAGTTTTGCGACATGGTGTTCTTGTACAGAAAATCCTGCACCAGCACCACAAAGGAGAATATAAAAATACTCTCCAAAAAATTCAGGTCTATCCGCATATGATGAGGTGCAATTATACATTCTCATTTGATGCTTCATAAGCTGTTCACCACCAAATTGTAAAGCGCGCTGAGCGCCAAGCACACGTTGTTCTTTATATGCAGAACGGGCTTCTTCTAAATATGGCCGTAGTTTCGATTCAAATTCTTCATAATTTCCTTCATGCATTTCTAATACACGGTCTACGGCTTCATCCCATGATTCATATCCGCCATTGCCTGTTTCTTTAAAACGCGAATAGCCTTCATAAAACTTGGTCTGAGACAAAAACTCACGTGTGTCTACGTTTGGTGTAGCCATTTGATACCTCGATATAAGATTGTTTTTTTATTTGTTGGTACTATTATATATTAAAACGCGTGTCTTGTAAACACTTATTTTAGTACCTAAGAGTAATATTTTATAGAAAAGTGTTTTCTAATCTTTAAAATACTTATAAATTACTTCTAATATATCATCGTACCTAGCAATTTTTTCCATCTCTGCTACTACTGCTTCTGTAATATCAGAGTGTTCACCAATACCCGCTGGATTTGCGAGGTATACTTCTACATTCATTTTATGAATTGCAATGTTACCTTTAGCATGTTCTTCTACTGCAGCTAACATATCGTCTCTCAAGTCTTGCATTATTTTTTCCTTGCTTTATCAATTGCTCTAGAACCAAACCAAAATGAAATGATAGCTGCAAAGATTGCCTTTGTATCTTCATCCCATAATAACTGAATTGCTTCAGAAAATTCGGTTCCCTTTTCAAGTGCTTCCATTAAAAGTGTAATTTCAATAGTAGCAAATAGTCCAAAGAACGCATAGGTAATTACTGGTCTTACAGATCTTTGCAATCCAGAGATAAACCCTGTTCCTTTGTTAATACTTATATCATGTTGAATCAGACGATCGTGCTCTTTGTCTGCACCCATCTGTTCGTAGACTTTAATTTCATGGTCATAGCCTTGAGCTCTCAGCTCGGCCATTGTCTTCATCTTCTCGATTTCATGCTTCTTATCTGCTTTGTCCTTAAACGAATCTGTAATCGCGGGTACAGCAGAGGAAGCAAATCCAATCAGTGATCCTAATATTGAAAGCATAATATCCTCTAGAAAGTTAATGTTGAATTTAAGTCAGTTGCATCTAGCATTTGAATAGAGACAGTACCAGAACTTGATTGTCTATTATTAATTTGACCACCAATATATGTTGGAACACCAGGAGTTGCATTAGATGCTACGTGAATCCACGTGTTTGCTCCAGTGCCAGGACTTGTTCCGCTAGATTTGACCCAAAACTTTGATCCTGCAGATGGGCTATAACGATACGCAACATAAAAATTGCTTAATCCACCAAACGCAGTTGATCCTAATGTAGTCTTTGCTCCTGTACCATTCCAAACGTCAGCATAACCTACGCCACTAGCATTATCTCCATTACGACTATTTAATGATACGGATTCTATTGCGGTGCTTTGGGATGCGTTATACACTCTAAAAACACCGGTGCCTCTGTGATTTGAGTTTCCGGAAAGTCCCTTGAACCAGTATACTGCTAGGAATTCACCATCGGGCAATGCCATTGTTGTAGGTCTAACTAACATACCATCAAATAGTTTTGAGTGCGTAGTCATATTCCACTGATAGGCGCTAGTATCATAATTTGTAGTAATTGTACCACCATCGCCGTACGCATCTACCATTGAAACTGTAGCATTTTGCCATGCAGTGCCATGTGTTGTAGGTTTGACTACTCCACCTGCTAATCCAATGTAGTTAATTGTTGTATCTTTTGATAGAATATTAATACCGTCTGTTGCTTTAAATGTATATGTAAATACTCCACCAGCAGAATCATTGTGTAATCCGGCTGCAACGTTACTCCATACTACCGTAGAAGAATTCGGTGTAAATGTAACAGTTCCAGCATCTGAATCTACCACTATGCTTTGCATAAGCGGATCAGCAGAATCTGATGCAGTACCAAGATACTTAATTGGTACACCTTCTGGATCAGCAGCTCCTATTGTAACAACTAAAGGTGTGGCGCTATCGTCAATTGAATAAGATGCTGCAGGTTCACCGACACCAGATCCGATACTATCAGCCCATGTTGGGGTTGTATTAACAATTGTAGCCGAATACCATCCAGTACCATTGTAGATATACATACGGCTATTTGAGTTTACAAATGCCATACTTCCTTCTGTAGCAGTAGATAAAGGAAGATTGCCAATAGAATCGTATACGGTAAGAGAACCCCCACCTGAACCACTGGCATCATTAATTGTAGCAAGTGCGACGGAAGAAGTGTTTGTTACTACGGTTTTACCAAGAAACCTAGCCATTCTTCTATTAGGACTTCTAAATGGTGGCATTATCCTATGCCTTTTTCTTGATAATAGTCTCTAAACCGTTTCA